GGGAAACAACCAGCAGCAGGATCAGTTGGTAAAGGTGCAGAACAAGCTGATGCAGGACTTCCAGATTCTAAAGTAGCTGCTCAAAAAGCTAATGTTTTTGATAAAGATTTAGCAGATGCTAAAAAATTAGTTAAAAAATATACAGAACAATTAAAAAAACTTAAAAATCCTACAGGAAAAGATAGATTTAAAGGTAGTAAAGCTTATGAAAATAGAATGGAAAAAATAAAATCTGTTCAAACTTTATTAACACAAGCTAAACAAAAAGTAGCAGATAAGAAAAGTCGTGGAGGACCAGGAGGACAAAGTAAATTAACAACGGCTCAACGAAAGAAAATAGGAAAAAAACAAGGCGGTCCTCTTAGACCTGTAGACCAAGCAAAGAATCCAGGTCTTGCTAAACTACCTACAAAAGTACGTAATAACATGGGCTTTGCTAAAAAAGGTGGGCAAGTTATTAGTAAAAAATATGGTGGTAAGGTTAACATGGGGTTTGGTGATAGCTTGGTAAGCCAAGGCTATGACAATAACTAGAGCTAGTATCCCAAAGCAACTTATAAATGCTAAAAAGAAAATAAAGGGGAAGAAGAATGGTATTAAGAGCAATAACAAAAAAAGGAACAGAAAAAGCAGTAAAAGAACTAGCTAAAAAAGGCATAGGCACACAACAAGCAATAGCATCTTCCTCAAAAAATTTAGTTAAAGGAGGAAAGTTTACTCCTGCTGCTAGAGCGGCTGCAACTAAAAAAGGTCGTCTTAATAAAAACGAAAAAGCTGTTCTTACTAGACTTGCTAATAGTATGGATACAGATATTGCAGGTGTAAAAAAAGTAATTAAAAAACAAATAGCAGATGAGGCTAAACCTAAAACTAAACCTAAACCTAAACGTAAAACTGCTGATAAACCTAAAAGAACTCCTGCTGAAAATAAAGAACTTAGGAGATTAATTGCTCAACAGAAAAAAGACGATGCTCCTACTAAAACACCACCAGAACCAACTAGAATTCCACTTACTGCTGGCGGTAGTTCTGCTCTTCCATCTAAAATTCAATTACCTGAAGGTAATATTTCTAAAGCTAGAAGGAGACAATTAATTGAAACAGGACAAGCTAAACAAGTTCGTGGTAAAAAAGGTAAGTCTAAATTAGTTGAAACAGGTAGATATGCTCCACCTGCAAGTCAAATTGCAGAAGAAATGGGCATAGGTGCATCTAGAGGTGTAGCTCCAACTGAACAAGAATTACGGGCTGCGGGTGGTTTTGAAATTAAAAAAACAGGTGGCAAGGTACGTGGTGTAGGTGCTGCTACTAGAGGCTTTGGTAAAGCTGGGTATTCATATAAGAATATATAAATATGGCTAGAAAAAAAAGCAACATGAAAGGCATTACAATTGGTAGGGGTATGAAACGTCCTACCAAGTCTGGTGCTGGTATGACTGCGAAGGGGGTGGCTAAGTATAGGAGACAGAATCCTGGTTCAAAACTCAAGACGGCTGTAACGGAAAAAAAACCTAGTAAGGCTAGGGCAGCTAGACGTAAGAGTTATTGTGCTAGGTCTGCTGGACAAATGAAAAAGTTTCCAAAAGCTGCTAAGAACCCTAATAGCAGATTAAGGCAAGCTAGAAAAAGATGGAGGTGTTAGAAAACTTTGGCATATCTTGCTTCAAACATACCACATTTTAAATGTTGGGTACGAAAAGAATTTACAAATAACCACCAAGAATATCAAGGAGAATATTTACATGCACTAGCAATAGCAGTAAACACAATACCAGATAGATGTTTAAGTTTTAATGTTGTGTTTACAGGTTGCGATGAAGATGAAAATATACATGGCGGTGCAATGTGGGCCAGACTTCCAATCACAGCATTGGTAGCAGACACAGTATTAGAAGAGTGGCCTGAATTAATGCAGACACATCTAGCCCAGCCGTGGGATTGCTCTTCAAGAAACCATGTTATTATTGTTATGGACAGAGTATCTTCAAGTCCTTGGTTATGTAAAATAGATGGAGAGTTTTATACAGGAAGATATATGTTTACTGTAGACTACACAGATAGTTATATATCAGATGATCCTGCACAGCACAAACAGTCACATGTATTAGAGCTTATAGATGCGGGACCATATACAGGAAACATCATAGCACTTCCTAATAATAGAGTTAGAGTTACTAATCCCGCTTTGTGGGTTACTGGAGAGGGCGCACCTGACTTTGCACCAAGTCAGTATATACATTCGGCAGAGATAGATAGTAGTTACATGAACCCTAATATAACTTTTAACAATCTTTATAGTGAGGAGAAGAAAAGTGCAAGGAAGAAAAAAAACTAAGTACATGTCTAAGGGTGGAACCATTAAACGTATGGGCGGTGGTAAAGCTAAAAATACTAAGTATCGCTCTAAGGGCGGTGTTGTAAAGAGACGGTCTGGTGGTCGAGCGGGTAAAAGGTAAGTGCAATAACTGTGGACATGAATCTCATTGTGGAACTGTTTTAAAAAAAGAAGTTGACAAAGAGAGTGGTCCTATAGAAGTTTGCAAAAAATGTAGATGCTTTAGATGTATACTACCTGATTGGGGATAAAATGACTCGTGATCCTAAAGTTGGTACAGGTAAAAAACCTAAAGGTTCTGGTCGCAGACTTTATACAGATGAGAATCCAAAAGATACAGTACGTATAAAGTTTGCTACACCTGCTGATGCTAGAGCTACCGTAGCTAAAGTTAAACGCATAAGTAAACCATATGCTCGTAAGATACAGATACTAACTGTTGGTGAGCAACGTGCAAAGGTTATGGGTAAGACTCAAGTAGCTTCTATATTTAAAAAAGGTAAAGAATCTATAAGAAAGGCAAGAGGCAAAAATGGCACTCGTAAGAAAAACAGGTAAAAGAAAAAGAAAATCTTCTAAAAAGAAAGGTTCTAAACCTGCTAATCCTGCTTTGTATGCTAGAGTAAAAGCAGAAGCTAAACGTAAGTTTGATGTATATCCTAGTGCATATGCCAATGCATGGCTAGTACGCACTTATAAAAAACGTGGTGGTACTTACGCATGAGCCTAAAAGAATGGTTTGGGAAAGGTCCAAAAGGAGATTGGGTGGACATAGGTGCGCCTAAGAAGAAGGGCAAGTTCCAATCCTGTGGGCGTAAGTCTACGAAAGGAAGTAAGCGTAAATATCCTAAGTGTGTTCCACGAGCTAAAGCTAAGTCAATGACGGCTGCACAAAGAAAAAGTGCTGTTGCACGAAAGAGAGCAAAGCCTCAAGGTGTGGGTGGTAAACCAACAATGGTAAGAACTATAGCACGTAAAAAGAAAACTGTTCGTAAAAGAAGGACTAAGAAGTAATGGCAGTTTCAGGCACATATGATTTTAACCTTGATATAGATCAGGTTATACAAGAGGCTTCTGAAATGATTGGTGGCGAAAGCACACTAGGTCACGAGCCTGAGTCTGCTCGTCGTTCTATTAATTTAATGCTTAAAGACTGGCAGAACAGGGGTGTGCTTCTATGGTCTACTAGCACTACAGCAGTTACAGTAGTAGCCTCTACGACTTCCTATAGCCTTGATAGTAGCACAATTAATGCTCTTGAGGTTGTTATTAGTAGGGACAATACAGATGTAAAACTAACCAGGATAACACCTGAAGAGTTTATGCTTATTCCTAATAAGACACAAACAGGTAAACCAAATCAATATTCTATTAGACGGGGCAGGGATAATCCTGTTCTTTCTGTATGGCCTCTACCAGAAAACTCTACAGATGTTATTAAGTTAGAACTTGTTAAAGAATTACAAGATGTAAATAAATCTGCTATTCAAAATGCAGACTTACCTAAAAGGTTTCTGCCATGTCTTACAATGGGACTGGCATATTATATGTCACTTAAACGTCCTCTTGTTCAAGCAGATAGAATTGCATTGTTAAAAACTAATTATGAGGAAATGTTAAATAGGGCATTGTTGGAAGACAGGGAAACTTCTAGCATCTATATACTACCTAGAATAACATTTTATAATTAATGGCTACGCAAAAAAATGCATTAGCCGTATGCGATGAATGTGGTTTTGTTTATCCTCACAGGGTAATGAGACTAAATAGTTATGGCATGTTAGTATGCCCACAAGATTTTGAAGGACAGTATGATTTAAAAAACCATCCTCAGAATAGAGTAGCAAATGTAAAAGATGATCCAGCTATTCTTAATCCAAGACCAGATACAGGTGGACGTAATATAACATGGAATCAAGCAGGGACAAAATTTAGCTTAACCGCTCAATATTGGAAGTTAATATGACAAATTTAAATGATAAACTTATATCTCGTAGTTATCAACAGCTTCTTTTAGTAAGTGCCGCTGTTTCAAATACTGGAGTAGAAGCATCTCTTAAACCAGTACAAACTGGAGATGGTGCAAAAAGTGCGCTTGTAGTAGGCACTAGTATTATAAAAGTAAACGATACTTTAAACATAGCTGGCTTAGTTTCAGCAACAGGTAATATACATTCAGATCAACGAGTATGTGCTTCTGCTTTCTACGGAGATGGTTCTAATATATCAGGAGTAACAGCAGCAGTAGCTGGTAATATTTCAGTAAGTAACGCTGTGGTTG